CGAACTGCCAACAAGCAACGGTTATTTGCAATATGCTCATCACGATAACTATGGAATTATAACACCTAAAGTAGCGGCCGGAAATAGTGCAACATATTTTTGCGACTATTTCTATACACCAGGATTAAACTCTGGTTGGCGTGCCGTTCTTCGCGGTGGTCTTGCGCATAATAGCTCGACTGCGGGGTTCGCTTACCTGTACTCGAATATCTCGGCGTCGACTACGTATGCGTATTTCGGGGCGCGGCTCTGCTATATTCCGTAAATCTAAAAAATAAAATATTATGAGCAGAAAATTAGGAATAGAAATACGTATAAACACATCTGCAATTAGCGAAACAGAGCTTAACAGCTTGAAAGCTAACTATGATGTAGAATACTACGCTAAGATTAATGAAATGGTCTTATGGGTGCACGACAATGGATATAAGCCGTTTAACAGGGATTTATTTCAATATCTTGGCGCACTAAAATCAGTATATAACCGCAAAGCAGCAGCAAAAGGATATAAACACACTGATTATCTTGACCTTTATCAGGAAGTTGCAACGGAAGAACAAATTGGAGAAGCAGGAGAAAAAAGGACTAAAGAAGATGAGACGGTTAAGTATTACAGAAACCTAAGACCTGCGGATTTATTTGAGATTGATTTGAACACAGTAATTTTAAAACGAGAACTATAAATTATTTAAAAATATATAGATAATAAACTACTATGGAAGAAATATCCACTCAACAACTTAAAAAACTAATAAAAGATATAAGCGATTTAGGAAGTTCTGTTCAAGACATTAAAGATTACTTATTAGGCACTGAATATAATAGAAAAGGCTTAGTAGAAAGAGTTGAAGATCTTGAAAAAGATATGTTTAACCTAAATGTAATTAAATGGAAAATGATGGGTGCGGCCGCTACTGTAGGAACTATAGCATCTGTAGCCGTATCTGTTGTACTTAAATTAATGTTCAATGTCTAGAATATCTGATCATATAACATATAAGGAAGCAACAAATAGTTATACTGCTAAAAGAAAAGGCATAGAAAACAAACCTAATGACTTACAATTACGTAACATGAGGTTATTAGCCGAAGTGATATTCGAACCTTTAAGAAAAGCTTTAGGTGGTAGTCCTATATATATAGCTAGTTTTTTCAGGTCTGAAAAGTTAAATGAAGAAATCGGCGGTGCGGATAATTCACAGCACATGGCAAATGAAGGGGCGGCTATAGATTTAGATAACGATGGCTATAAGGGTGTTCCTAATAATAAAGAAATATTTGATTACATCAAAGATAATTTACCTTTTGATCAATTAATATATGAATTTGGTACTGATGAAAATCCAGGTTGGGTTCATGTATCTTATAATATAGGTAATAATAGGAATCAGATACTACGAGCTAAAAAAGTAAACGATAAAACTATTTATGAAGAATATGCCCAATAAAAAATCTGTAAGGAGAATTGTTAAAGACGCAATGAATAATAGACTCTACATGTTGGAAAATTATAAAATGTATGTGTACATAGAAACTGTAGCTTCAGATTTGGAAACAAAATTTAGTAAATATGAAGAAGATGAAAATACCAAAAAGTAGGAGATTTAGAGTAGCTGTGAGTTCATTGGCTATTAATTTTCTTATGTTTATACTAGGTATATATAAGGGGGTAGATTTATCAGATTTAGGTATAGGATTAGCAGCTTTGAATTCTCCAGTATATGTATATATATTTGGCGAAACTAATAGACCATCTGAAAAATAATAATGTTATGATAAACAAAATAAAGGCCTATTTTAGGCGATTTAAAGACATTTTACTAATAGTTGCTGTATTAGCTACAATTGGTACTAGTTATGCCTTAAATGAGGCTAATAAAGAGATTACAAGGCTTGATAAGAATATAACAGCTAAGGAGAATGCTTTACGTATTGTTAATGGACAATTAGTTAGTCAATCTAATTTATATTTTGCTACTAAAGGTGAATTACGTAGGGCAAGAGCTAAACTTAAAGAAGATTCAAATTTATTAAGTGATTATGAAAAGAAGCTTATTAAAATGGATAAAATAGTTAAAGATCTAAATATTGAAATAGATAATTTAGAGACTATTATAATGACTGGGTTAGAAGCTTCTGATAGTACTGAAACTATGTTAGATACTATAGTATTAGATAAGTTAGAGAATATAAATGTAAAATTTTCACCTATAGATACTAAACACTGGCATATAGATATAGATACTATAAAGATAGATGCTACAAATTTAGATAATATAAAAGTTAATAGGCCTGATATATCTTATAAATATAGAACTAATTTAAATATATTAATAGATAGGTACAGAGTTAAAAATGATGGTACCAGAGTTACATTTTTACCTAATTGGAAATTTTGGTTACCTTATGAATATGAATCTACAGTACATAATGAAGATCCAAAATCTACAATAACATCAAATATAGCAATACAATGGGAGTAAGTTTAGATAAAATAGTACAGGATTTATTACTTATAATTAGAGGATCTAGTGTAAGTCAAAGTGAGCCTATATCTAAAAGGCAGTTAGAAGATTGGGTACATCAGTATAGGGCATTTTTATTGAAGAGAGATTTAGATAAAAATAAAATGATTAATCCTGATTATGTACAAGAAATATCAGATCTTCAATTAGAAATGGTGCAAACATCTGAAGATAATGATGTTGAATCAGGTTCTTATATAACTAGAACTTTAGAGCAGTTGCCTAAAACTTTAGATTTAAATCATAAATCTGGGATAGTTTATATAGGTACTATATTAGGGGATCAAATACAATTAGTTCCTTATAATAGGTTTCAATTACAAAAACATAGAAAATATACTGGTAAGGATAAAATAGCTTTTTTAAGAAATCAATATCTATATGTTCACAATAATGAATTATTAGAATATATAAATCTTAGAGGAGTATTTGAAAATCCTTTAGAGATAGAATCTTTTAATGATGAAGATTATAGAAGTAATTATCCATTACCTATAGATAAAGTAGTCACACTTAAACAACTTATATTAAGTAAAGAATTAGGTATAGAAGCTCAATCATTCTCTGATGATAAAAATGATTCAAATCACGGCGTTTCGCCAAATACTGAAGATGTTAAATACAATCAAAACCTTAGAAGATAATGGCATTTTACGGCAGAGGTAGAAATAAAGTACAAAATCCGTATACATTAAAAGATTGTTATGAGGACTATATATCTGATAAAGCGGAAAATAGTCCTTATCATATTGAATATGAAGAATACTTAAATATAGTAAAAGATTATATTAAAATAGTAGCGGATAATATTATAAACAAAGCGGATGTATTTAAAATGCCTTATAGATTAGGAGATCTTAGAGTAGTAAAATTAGATTCTAGTTTAAGTAGGAATAAAAGATACTCTTTAGATTTTAAATTGACACAAAAATATGGCAAACCTATATTTCATTTAAATGAACATAGTGAAGGTTATAAATACATGTTTAAGTGGGATAAACTTAAAAGTGTTGTGCCTCATAAAAGCTTTTATAGATTTATACCAACTAGGTCAAATAAGCGTAATTTAGCTTATAATATAAAAAACAATATTATAGATTATTTTGAAAATTAAATAAAATGGTAAATCACTTAATATCATGTCATAGAGTAATAGCAAAAGTATATGCTGATTTAGGTATTACAGAAGATAATATACCTATTACAGATATGATGGAATGGTGCGCAGAAGCTGTTGAAAAGATAGGCGCTTTTGAATTTTATAACATTAAGATAACAGGTAAGGATGGTTTAGAACTTACAAGTATAAATAACTATCAAGCTAATTTACCTAAAGATTGTCACAGTGTTATTCAAGTAGCTTATGCAGATAATAAGTATTCTAAACAATTCTATCCTATGAAATATGCTACTGGTAGTTTTTCTACTAGACATCAATTAACTAGTGAAATTGAAGATACTTACAATACTGATAATAACGTACCAACTTATGTTAAGGGTACTGATGATTTAGTACGTTTAACAATGGAACTTTATGATATAACTTATGATGAAGCTTTGGAAAAATTAAATACTGAAGAAGAACTTAAGTCATTACTTAATAACTTATTAAGAGAAGATAAGTTTCCTAATACAACAACTTCTGGTGGTACGGTTAATCCTTATCAATTAGAGTATAAAATAGTTCCTGGCTACATAAAGACCAATGCTAAAAATGGCTATCTTATGATTGCTTACAGGGCAATTCCTACAGATAAATATGGGTATCCTATGATACCTGATGATCCATCATTTATTGAAGCCGCCTATTGGTATATAGTTACTAAGTTAACATATATAGATTGGCGTATGGGTAGAGTCAGAGATGCTGTGTATTATGATGCTAAAAGCTCATGGAATTTTTATGTTAAGCAGGCTTATAACAAATCATTGAGTTTTAAATCATTAGATGAGATAGAATCATTTAAAGATACTTGGCTTAGATTAGTTCCACCTGTAAATGCTGGTAATAGTTTTTATCAATATTTGAATCAACAAGAACATATAAGACATACATAATATGCCTACAAAAGTACATAAAAACACTTTTTCCAAAGGGATGAATAAAGATATTAGTAATCTTTACATGCCTAAAGAATCTTATAGAGATGCTAAAAATTTTAGAATATCTACTAGCGAGAATAGTACTATAGGTATTTTAGAAAATGTTAAGGGAAACAGTGAAATATATAATAGAAGTAATTACCCTATTGAAATAAATGGATCTATAGATCTTGATCAAGTTATAGTAGGTGGTGCTTCTTTAGATAATTATTTAATATTTTTTACTTATAATGATAATTCAAATACTACAAGAATATTTAGAGCTACCATAATAGATGAAGAAGTTACTAATATGGAATTACTTTGGAGTGATCTGGGTAAGGATACTGAAAATAAAATGAATTTATCTTTGGATCATACTCTAAAAGTAGTAGCTAGAAAAGAAAATGATAATATAGAAAAGATATATTGGGTAGATTATAATAATTATCTTAGATATGCTAATATAGGCGAATATTTAACTAGTGATAAAGAAGTAAGAAGTGCTGATAATATATATGTAAGCGCTAAATATTTCAATACTGTATCCGAATTTGATATGGCAAATTTGAAATTAACGGGTATAGGTGGTGGTAATCTTAAAGCTGGTATGGTTCAGTATTCGTACCAATTATATAATAGGAGCGGGTCAGAAACTTCTTTTGCACCTGCTACAGGATTATATCATATAACTAGCTCTTCTGAATCTAGAGCTACTTCAAGTGAATATAAGGGATCTCCAGAAGGAGAATATACAGGTAAATCTTTATCATTTGAAATAGATTTAAGCGATTCAGAGTATGACAGTGTTAGAATAGTATCTATACATTATGAGAGTTATAATCAAGTACCGGTTATTAATATAGTTACAGAACAAGGAATTAGTAGTTCAGGTACTGTACTATTTACAGATAATGGATCAGGCTATGTGGGATCATATTCTTTAGAGGAATTTACAGCAATTAGTGGTTTATATAAAGCTAAAGATATAGCAGCTGCTAAAAACTTCTTATTTATAGCAAATATAAAACAGAATAATTTTGATGTGGAAGATTATGATGCTAGAGCTTATAGGTTTACTAAAGGTGGACAAGAAACTACTACTACAACTACAACAGTATCAGATACTTCTATAGAAACTTTTAATTTATCAGATGGTGCTGTTACTATGATTATAGAATCTAATAGTTCTGTAGAAATTACTATACAAAATATTGGTTCTGTCATGGGTATTTCTAATTTAACCAATATTACTGGAGTATCTAATCATGATTCTAGTACTAGTTTTTATGGTGAATACGATGGATTAGGCGCAGAGCCCTTTTCTTTTTCTGGAAGTTCTATAACATATACTTCTATATTTTATAATAGTGCAACTGGAACACTCTCATTTGTTGTTAATGTAGATGGTGATATTTCATCATCAGGAATGCCAGAACCAGATGGTTTGTTAAGTGCTACATTATCCAATGTGGATATTTCTTATACATATACATCTGCTAGTATGGAAACTACTGAAATTCCAGCTAAGGCTAGATTAGTAGAATCTAATGGCGATGTTTATTTTGTATATACAGATGGTACTTGGGATAAAGTAGAATACGATGGAACTCCTATAACAAGTGGTACTGATTGGAATATACCTGAAAATGCAGATTTAGAAAATTTATATAATGTAACAGAATATGATGGTAGTAGGAGAGCAGCTGAAGATGCCGATACTAGGAGTGATTATTTAGGTAATTTTAAATATGATGCATCTGGTAATTTAGGCGGTACAGGTAAAAATATTTCTTATACATTTGATTTTGAGGAACTATATATAGATGAAGCACCTGAAAGTTTTAGAGTATATACCAATTTTGATTCTAATAATCTTGTAGAAGATATAGGGGGATATAATGGTTACTTTAATCCTCAAAATACTGCAGAGCATAGAAGTTATCAAAGAGATGAAATATATAGATTTGGTATAGTATTTTTTGATAAATTTGGTAGGGAGTCTACAGTTAAGTGGATAGGTGATATAAGAATGCCTGGTATAAATGATGGTAGCGAATCATCTACTCCATCTATGGGCGATTGGTATGTTGGAAATGCAGATCCTAGTAATGGTTCAAAAACTAAAGCACTATTCCCCAAATTTGAAATTAGAAATTATCCAGATGGTGCTACGGCTTATAAAATAGTTAGGGCAGAAAGGACTCCTCAAGATAGAACGGTTATATTAAGTGGATTAGTTAGACCAACAGGACATAGAGCAGGCGAGGAAATAACCGATGCTATGCAACCATATCATGCTACTGAAGTAGATACAATAGAGGCAAAATCTAATCTTGTAGAATTCATATCTCCAGAAATATCTTTTTATAAAGATTTTTCACCTATTAATAATGATTATTTAGAATTACATGAATTAGGTGGGACTTTATTAAAAGGATTAGATCCAAATGGGGCAAATGGAGAGGATTTTAATGCGAAATACAGAAGTTCTTATGGAATTTCTTACAGTGACTCTAGTTATTCTTATAATAATTTAAGTGTATTAGATGGCAAAATATTAAGTTATTTAAATGCTACAGAATCTAATAATATAAATGGTAATACCTTTTACACAGATTATGCCTATAACGGCGAACGAGCTGGGATGAGCACTGCTTTAATGTTAGATGTTGCTGAAGATTTATTAGAACATTTACCATCTAGTGGTCAAAGAAGTTATAATATGATAAAATATGGAATATATAGACGTCATATATTTGAATCTCAATATGGCGGTCCTGATTATTTTTCTAGATCTAATATTGAATATATAAGCGCTAGTGAAGTACAGGATATACCAGGGTCGTTAGAAACTACTTATTGTAATGCTGTACATGGCGATACGTTTATAAATATGTATGATCATACTGCATTATATTATAGTAGGGATGACAATTGTGTATTTCTTAATTTTATATTTCCTGTAGAATCTTCAATTAATTTATCTTTAAGACATGATGACTGTTTTTCTAAAGTATATCGTACTATAGATTATGATTCTTATCAAAATATCACAGAAGGTGGCGATCCAGATATTGGGTACTCTGCATTATATCAATATAATACAGTATATTCGCAAGAAAATACAGTTAAAAAATATTTTCCTAGACCTGCTGGTGATGATTTTCAAGAATTAAGTACTTTTAATACTAGAATAATAGTTTCTGAAAGAAAATTTAATGGGGAATCTTCAGACAGTTGGTTAAAGTTTTTACCAAATAATTTTATAGACGTAGATGGTGGTTATGGTGAAATAACAAATATTATGAATTATAATAATAATCTGTTATTTTGGCAACCTAGCGCTGTAGGACTTACAGATGTTGATCCTAGATCACTTATTACAGATAATAATCCAGGTTCACTGGTATTAGGTACTGGATCTGTACTAACTAGATTTGATTATTTGTCTACTAATATAGGTAACTCTAATACATTTAATATAGTAAATGCTCCTAGGGGTATATATTGGTACGATTCTATATTAAATACTATAGCTAGATATAATGGTGAATATATTGAAAGGCTGTCTAAATTAAAAGGGGTACAATCTTATTTAAATGATGGTGATTTTGATAATGCTATAATTGAATATGACCCTAAATATGATGAAATATTAATAAGTTTATTTGAAGGCAATGCAAATGGTACTACATTAGTGTATAATGAATTAACAGATTCCTTTACAGGATTCTATACGTATTTACCATCTAGGTATTTTAGGGTTCGTGATAAAATCATATCATCAGGAAATAATGACCATCTATATATGCATGGAACATCTAATTCTAATTACGGTACATTTTATGGCATATATAATGACAGTACTTTATTAACATTAGTTAATTCTGATATGGATCATATGAAAGTATTTGACGGTATTAATTATCCATCATATTCATATAATAATTCGGGCGTACTTGATTTTACAGATACTTTTGAATCATATAAGGCTTACGATAGTTATCAAAATACAGATGAAATACCTCTTGTTTTTGGTGATAATATATCTAGAAAAAAAGGAATGTGGTCATTTCATATTGCTAGGAACGATGTTACTGAGGATCCTGAAACCAATCCAGATATATTTGATAATAGTAATTTAGGTAATAGTAATCTATTTAAATCTAGAATGAGGGATCATTTTTTAGTATTAGATTTTACTTATAATAATACTAATGACAATAGATTTACAGTTCCTTATATTAATACAAAATACAGAATATTTTATAGATAATAAATTATGGCTAAAAAGAATTTAAAAGGTTCTAAAGATAGATACCCAAAAGGTAAAAATAAAACAAAAGCATATCCTTCAGTTAAATCTAAGGATTTTGCTGGTAAAGGCAGGAAATATCCTATATCAACAAAAGCAGATGCAGTTGATGCTCTTAGGTTAGCTGGGCTACATGGAAGATCTGATGTTAAATCAAAGGTATATAAGAAATACCCTTCATTGAAGAATAATAAAAAGTATGCTTATGGTGGTACTATACCCAAGTATACATATGGCACTAATAATACAGTGCCATTAAGTGCATTACAGGCAGAAACTCCTAGTATAGATACTTATGATATATTGACAGATAGATATAATACAATAGCACCTAATTATAGATGGAATGATGTTCCAGGAACTGTAACTAAGATATATAATTCTAATTATGCTTATGACGGAAATATTCCAGAATTAAATTCAAAATATTCTAAAACCGGTATTTCCAATCCTAGCAATTCTAAAAATTCTAATTTTTTAGATTTTGGTGAACAGGGTAATTTTGGCAATACTCAATATGGAGATTTTAATGCCTCTGGTGCTATGAGTGCTGCCGGAGCAATAGGTTCTGTAGGTTCCTCTTTAATAGATCAATATGGTAAAACAGATGAACAACAAATGTATACTGATAGTGGGTCAAGTTGGTCCCAAGATTTGGTAGGTTCTGCGGGCCCTTGGGGTGCGGCAATTAGTGGAGTATCGCAATTAGGAGGATCTGCTTTAGAAACAGGTATAGATTATGATGAATATGGTATTGCGGAAAATCAAGATTATAATAAATTTGCCAGTAGTTTAGAAACTGGATTATTAGATCCAGCTCAGAATTTAAATGTTGCATTGAGTGATGAATACAGTACTGAAGAAAGAATAGGCGCTGCTTTATTACCTGGATTAGCGGGAATATTTGAAGCTGATAAGGAACAGGAAGAGGCAGAAAAGCGACGAGATGAAGCTGAGAAATTAAAAAGAGAAGCAATGAGAGCAAACACACCCGAGCCTTCTTACAGGCCGACAATTACATATCCTAATGGTGGTACTGTAGAATATGATCCAAAAAAGATTATAGACCTATATGGTGCTCTAGGTATAACGTTATCTAAGGATACTAATTTAATACCAAGTGATGTGCAAAAATATGATAGTACAAGATATTTAGGTCCTGCAGATATGGCAACTCATGGATATACAGGAGCTACATTTGTTCAAGATTCTACCAAAGGAGTTCCAGTTAATTATTATAGGACTTTTAAAAATAAATCTGATACAACAAAAACTATTGAATCTCCTCTTATAGATTCCGATGTATGGGATAAATACATGGAATATCCAAATGGCGGTATATCCTCATATACAAATTATAATCCAGCAATGAATAGACCCAATGCTGAATTGGAGACTGACGAGGTATATAGAAAACCAAATGGTGATATAGACGAAGTTCCAGAAAATACACCTGGTCATAAAGATGGCGGTATTAAGTTATCATTGCCAGAAGGTACCGAAATATTAGGTAAAATGAAAGGTAAATACAACGGTAAAAGTTATAAAGAATTAGGGCAGACTTTACAGAAAAAATATGAAAAATATAATTCTATAGTTGAAAGTTCTGATAAAACAAGAATAGCAAAAGCTACAGCTAAAAAAATGTTAGATAAAGTACAAGCACAATTCGATGAATTACTTCAACAACAAGAAGTGCAAAAAATGATAAATGGTTCTCAGAGCACTAATACTTATGCTAAAGGTGGTACTGTGTCTAAATATCCAGATGGTGGAGAAGTACTAAAATGGATGCGATCTACTAAACCAGATCCTACATTAGCGGAAGATTTTGTGAAATTTGCAGCTAAAGAACCAGGGTATTTTGGTCAAAATACAATTAGTACAGATCTAGATTCTGTAATGTCTTATTGGAATCAAGTATATAGTGGTAAAAATAATTGGGTAGGAGATACTTCTAAACCAGAACAATGGGCTACAGGTCCAGCACTTTATAAGTACGCTACAGATCCAGATGCTGCTAAATCTATTTCAGGATATCAAGGTCCTTCTTATGAAGATGATATTAATTACGATGACTTATATAGATCAGAAGTAGCTAATATGAATGATTATATGAGTGGTACAGAAGTACCTCAAAATGGAGATATTAATATTGTAGATGAGGATACTGGGGGCAGAGGATTAAATTTAGATTGGGGCAGAACAGGCGATTATTTAGGAACTGCCGCCCAATTAGCTCCAGCTGCTTATAATATGTACCAAGGAATATTTGGTGAAACAGATGAATTAGATTATTCTGATTATAGAAATCCTTATACTGGTAGGATAATGCGTGATTTAGAAGATAGGCGCTATAATATAAGACCAGAATTAGAGGCTAATGAATTAGCTTATCAAACTGCCAAAAGAAATGTTAGACAAGTAGCTCCAGGAGTTGGTAATTTATTAAGTAACTATGGGGCATTATCTGGTGGTAGAATGCGCGCAGATGCTCAAGCTTATGCTAAGAAACAAAATATGGAAAATCAATGGCGTGGTCAAGATGCTCAAATATTGGCTAATATGGGAGCTCAAGAAGCTGCTACTAAGTTAAATGTAGATGATTATAATGCACAAGCTAGAGCTGCTAAACAACAGGCTTTAAGTACAGGGTTAGACCAATTAGCTGGTAGTGCTGCTAATATGTTATCAGAAAGAAATCTTAAATCTAATGATGCTGGTTTATACTCTGTATTAGATTCTTATGCTTCAGCTTTTGATTTAGGTGATTTAACTAATAATCAATACCAAGATATAATAAGGATATTACAAAGAGATAAAAAAACAAAACAAGGAGAATAATGGCAATCAGTAAATATTTTAGACCTACGCAACATGTATATCAGCCTACTTATCAGCCTTTACCTTTTAAAGAGCTGGCTGCTACTACAGGATTAATGCAAAATAAGTATGAACAGAATGTTCAAAATTTAGCTGATACAGCTGAATTTGCAGAAACATTACCTAGGGCTTCTTTTCAAGAAAAATCCGCCGAACAAAAACTAGAGGAAACAAGAGCAAGACTTGGCGAGTTAAGAGAAAAAACTTCTTCAGGTATGGATACTATATCACCTGAATTTAATTTAGAATTAGGCCGATTAGTAAAAGATATTAAATCAGATCCTTTTTGGAAAGCTGCTGCTCATAATGCAAAAATGGAACCTCTGTATAAAAAAGCAATTTATGATGATTCTGCTCCTATTCAAAATAGATGGCCTTTAATGAAACAATTGCAAAATGCAGCGCTCGCTTCAGAAAATGGTGAAGAGGTATTGTTGTCAGAACCTTCTGTTCCAGAATATGTAGACTATCAAAAAAGATTAGAGGAATATTCTGATAATTTCATGCCATCTGGTTATAAGAAAGATAGAATCACAGGTGAGTGGATATCAACTACAAGTGGAGAAGGTGTAGATCCTAGATTAGTGGCTAACATATTAGGTATTGATATTACAGAGGATGGTTATGGATTGAAGAATGGTATTCCAACTGCTTTTTATATGAGTGATGCTGGAGAACAATTAAGAAGAGATGCTCAATTTAAATATGATAATCTAGATCCAGAATTGAAAGAAGAAGTCAGTCTTAGAGATATGGAAAATGCTATATATATTGATACAGCTTCTAAATTAATACCTAAGTATTCTGGTTATACAACAGAAGAAGGTATTAAAGGCGGCGGTAGAAAATCAAAGTTTGAAAATCCTAATGATTATTTAAGGTATTTTAGAGAAGTTGGTATAATAGGCGATACTGTAAAATCTAAAAAGTTAGAAAAAATGTATAAAGAAAGTGGATTATTTGACTCTTTTTCTAAGTTAGTTCGCTTATCACCAGGAATGGGTGATTTAATAGATGGCGCTATGTCTTCTATAAGGTCACAAATTATGGAAAGTAAGGGAATAGAAAATATGTCAGATCGAGAATTATTATCAGAAATAGCTGATTTAGAAAATGCATTGTCTATATCATTTGGATCTTTCTCTGTTTTGGGTTCTAAAAGTCCAACAGCTACAGGCGCTGGTATGGCTGCTAGGCTATCTAAAGCTCTTACATCACCAATTAAAGCAGAATTAAGAAAATCTGTACCAGAGCTTAATGAACTAGATTCTTCAGAAAAAAATGCATTAAATATAATGCTTTCTAATGATTCTGAAATGTCTAAACAATATGAAAAAGAGGGATTAAATAAAGATATTTGGGAATCTTTTATAGATTATCAAATAAATTTTTATTCTGAAATTCCATATGCTCCAGAAGCAGCTATACCTTTATTTAGTTCTATTGAAGAAACTAATAATTATTTAGGAGAAAAAACAGAATTTTTATTTGGAAAGTCCTCTGGAAGTGGAAATACTACAATTATAACAGATGATGAGGGTATTATTAAAAGCGGTAGAATTTCAGATTTAAAAATATACGACCCATCTAAAGGCAGTACTCCAATGAGAATTAATGAGTTGGGGCTACCTAAAAATTCTGAAATATCTGTTACTTATGCTGGTGAAGTGCCGGCTGATAATCCTTATGCAGCAGATTTAGAGGCAGTTAATATAAATGGTAAGCAATATTATGTAGATATGGGTAATCCTGAAAAAGAACAAGCTGAGGATCATTTAATATCTTCATATAAGTATGCCCATGATGGTATAGGAACTACTTTTGATCTGGGAATAGATAATATAAAAGTAACTCCTAAAATGGAAGTTAATATTGGATCTGATGGTAATAAAGTAACTGAATATATAATATCTAGTAATACAGGTTTAAATATTAGATCCAAAGATTCTATAGAAGATGCTTGGATTAAATTTAAAAATGCAGTATTAGAAGAAGAAGGAAGATAAAAATATTTAATTTATTAATATGCCTAATAAAAATAGTAATTTAAAGCAATTAGAAGATACAATAGCTTTAAAAAAACAAAATGTTTCTGGATTAAACGTATTTGATCAGCCAGAAGGTACTAAATCTAAAGAATTGATAAATAGAGAGTTCGATAGATTGTTGGCAGAAAAAAATAAATCTGTAGGAAAATTTGATTTATATGAGGGAGCTTCTAAAAATGTATACATAGCCGAAGGTGGTAATATGATGCATGGGTTAAAATATGATAAATATCTAGAAGGGTATCTTCCATGGCAAGATCCTATAGAATATAAAGCCCAACAGCAATCAGTAGGTCAGCAATTAGGAAATGGTGCTTTAAGACTTGCCGGTACTACTATTACTAAATTAGGTACTATGGCTGGATATATAGGATCTTTTCCAGAAGGTCTATTATCAGGCAATTGGGATAATATGTTAGATAATGCTATATCAGAAGTTTTTTCTAATATAGAAGAAGATATAATAAAAGAAAATTTACCTATACACCACACTAGAAAATATTTAGAAGGTAATATCTTACAGCAAATGTCTACATTTGGATTTTGGATGGATGATATGGTAGATGGTGTGGCTTTTTTAGCATCTGCTTATTTAATGTCTGCAGGTGTAGGAGCTGCTATGAGAGGAATTGGCGCATTATCTAAAGTATCTAAAACATTTTCAAAACTTAATAAGGCAGTTAAAACAGGTAATGTTATAAATCCAGCTACTAAAAATATAAGAGGGCTAGTTACCAATTTAGATATTGCTACAATGTCTTTATTTAATTCTGTTGGTGAGGCAGGTATTGAAGCATCAGAAGTTAAAAAAAGTTTAATGGCTAAAGGCCTTTCTAATGAAGAAGCTTCTAAATCTGCTATGAATACTTTTTGGACTAATGTAGGAGCTTTAATGGTTCCTAATATGATTACCAATAGTATGTTTTTTAAGCCCTTTAAATCTTCTAGATCTAATTTATCAGGTATATTTAAAGACGGTAAATTAATAAAAGAAGAATTAAAAGATTTATCTACAAAAGATTTAGCTGGAATTTTTGCTAAAAAAGCTGGATTATCAATGGCCTCAGAAGGTCTATGGGAAGAAAATATCCAATTAGCCGCAGCAGATTATGAAGAAAAATTAGCTTTAGGTAAAGAAGATAGGGATAGACTTACTGGGATAGTAGGTAATATGTTTAATAACTTATTCACTGATGAAGGTCAAAAATCTATTGTATTAGGTTCATTAATAGGTCTTATACCAGGTGGTTATGGCGGTGTTAAAAAAGCTAAAGCAGAAAGAGCTGGGTTACGTTCTACACAAACTATTATGGGGCTAACTTTGGCAGGTTATGAAAATCAAATACAAGATTTTTATGAACGAGACTCTAAAACTGGTGCTGTAGTATTAGATGAAACACAAGATAGACCAACGCCTAAATTAGATTACGGAAAAATAGAACAGGCATTTAATAGTACTATAAACACTTTATCTAATATTGGGTACTCAATTGCTGCAGCAGAAGCTGGTAATGAGACAATGTTTGAATTTTTAAGGGAAGAGAGATTTGCTAGTTTAGCTTTAAATTTCCTTTCGCAGGAAGATGGCCTTAAGCATCTTAAAAATCAAATAGATTTATATGCTCAACAAGAAGTAGAAGATTTAGAAAGAACAGGCAATTATTTAGATAAAGATACTGTAGATGATTTAAAATTTAAATACAAAAATAGAGCAGATTTATATAAAAAAATATATGATTCTATAGCAAATAATTATTTAGCATTTCCTGAATTCGAAGACGGCACTAAAACATCTAATCAATTTAAAAACAGACTTCTTATTAGTTCTTTCATGGAGGCTGTTAATCAAAATTTTTGGGCTGATAAAAAGAATGACTTAGAAGCAGAAATAGCTGAAATAGAAACATCTGATACTAGAGATTTTAAATTAAATCAAGATAGACTTAAAAAGCTTAACAAGGTTTTAGAAGATGTTAATACACTTATTTCTGAATCTCAAGATAGATTTAAAGATATTGTAAGTCCAAAAAAACAAAAAGAAGGTTATGCAGCTTATAAATCCGAAATAGATAAGCTTGATCAAAAGTTGAAAGATAAATCTGAAAAAGATAAAGAATCTACTACAGAAATACCTACAGAAGAAGAGCCTGAAAAACCAAAAGCTGAAACAGAGCCATCTATACTTACAGATAGAGAAGGTAAACGATATAATTATATAGGCTATAGAAATAAAAAGCATAGAGTACGAGATTTAGAGACGGGTGAGTTAGAGGTACTTTCTTCAACAGAATTTCAAGATAGGGGATTTTCTACAGAAGATGTCGAAACTGGTGATATAGAGCCGTTAGGTAATGTTTATGTAGACGAAAAAGGTGACGAATTTGAATACACCGGTAAAAAAGATGATCTGCATATAGTTAAAAGTGTAGCTACTGATTATGAAATTCCTATGAGTACTGAAGAATTTGAAGAGTTTAAAAAATTAACTACTTTAAAACAGGGTACTATAGATGATGTAGAAACTGAAGTAGAGAATAGATCTAATAGAAAAGAATCTTATAAATCTATTATAAAAGATAGAATAAAAGAAATACTATCTACTACTGAAGAAGGGCTAAGTACAGATGCTGTAAATGAATTACTGTTAGAAGAATATGGTGATCCTCAATATGATGAAATGTCTATATCAGATTTATTAGAGGACTATATATTAATAGATTTTATACCGATTATATATAATGGTAAAGTAGGTGAATTAAGTCGTACAGATGAAAATATTATATTTACAGATATTAATGGTAATAAGGTCAAATTAGGCGAATTGTCTGGCACCCTTAAAGAAAATGGTATAAGGGTATTTAAGAATTTTGCATTTGATGTACAAGTAGTAGAGCATAATAAATTATCAGTTAATGGTACTGAACTTAAAAATACTAATTACATTCCTACTGATGCTATAGTAGAGGATAAAAATGGTAACCCTGTAGAAATTAGATTGCGTAACAACGATAATAAGTTGGTGTCTATAACCAATCCTTTGTTAGTATATGACTTAGCTAATGCTATTTATACGATTGAAGAACTTAGGAATAACGTATTAGGTATTATTAAAGAAGGCAATGAAGATTTTATTTATGTAAAAGACCCAGAATCTAATACAGGTAAACGATATGCTGTATATAATATAGATGGCATGTGGCGTGTTATTAATCCTGAAACAGGCAAAGGTTATTTTAAGACACTTAATGACAGAATATTAGAAGTATTTCATAAGGAATTAAATGATAATTTAGCAAATTTTGCTGATTTAGTTAAAACTTTAGACTTTCAAGGTGATAAACTTAATAAAAAAGAATTAAAAGATGAACTTAACTCAATTAATGACATTATTGAATCCGCAACTCCAGCGGAAATTAATGAATCTAAGTCCGCAGCAGAAGTACCAAGCTCTGAAACAAAACGAGCAAAAGAGGCGCAAGAAACAGATGAACAGGGCATAGAATCACCTAAGGAACAATCTGATATATTAGAAGATAAAGCAGAAGATGCTTCTGAAAGACAAGCAGAAGAGACTTTTGATGATACTACACCTGGTAGGCAAGATAGGCCTAAAGATACTTTAGAAGGATTAGATCCAGTTAGTAAAGGCGAATTAAAAATATCCGGAGTTAAACAACCAGATGCTACATTACCTGAAAGTGGATTGCGGGCAGTTGCAGATGCTGTATCTTATCAGTATGAAGAGAATTCAGAATTTGATGAATGGGTATCTAAACCTGAAAATAGTTTAAAGGGTAAATATTTAGAAGTAACTTTCGCATCAGATTTAACTTATCCAGAAACACAGACTGAGAAAGACCCTTGGAAAAAATATCCTAAGGAAATGAAGCGTATTCAAGAGGGTAATTTAACTGATGAAGAACTAGATTCTTTATTAGAAGCAGGTAGTGATACAGAATTTGGTTATTTAGTAGATATATTGCCTATTAGAATGGTAATGAAAGATGCTGAGGGAAATAAAGTTCCTGGCAAACCTTTATATTATCATGTATCTAATTGGTGGAATGTACGAATACCTAAGAAAATAGCTGAACAAGGAGAAGATGCCATAATAAAATATAAACGTGAATTATGGATAGAAGCTAGAGGTGTTAGGCGAAGATTGCTAAAAGACTTATTTAAAGGTAAAAAATTACGTATAGAGGATTTAAGTAAAACAATGGGCCATCCTAATACGGTATCTCCATCAGATCCTAATAGAAATTCTAAACTAACGGCTGTATTCAAAGAACCTTTGAAGGATATGCGTTTATCTATTTCTAATAATACAAGTACTATAGTTGATGGTACTGATAATGTAATTCCTTCAATAGGTGCCCCTAGTCCAGGTTCTATATTTTATGCAACTAAAGAAACTTGTAATGGGGAGCTTTTCCCAGTTATGCTTAATCCTACTAAATTATCTAGGGAGCATGCTAAAATATTATTAAAAGCATTAATAGTAGCATATGATTCAAAAGGTGGTAGAAGTACAGTATATCCAGGAGATGAAGTTGAAAACTTAACGGTTGGTGAAGTAATACAGTTACTTGTATTAGAAGGTGAGAATTTTACTAGGCAAGATAATAAAGAAACTCCTATACCTTATTTATTAGATAAGCAACTATATGTAAAAAATAAAGTAATTTATTTTGGTAAGAACGGTAAATTGGCTATAGATCCTAAAAAACGTACAGATAAGGACATAGAACAATTTATTACATGGGCAACTACTAGAAAAAATTATGTCATAGTAGGTAAAAAATTGGCACGCCCGATTAAGAAAGACTTTAAAATAGGCAGTCTTAAAGGTAAACGCGGTCAATTATATGATTCATTTGTAATAAGCAACGGTCTTATTAAAACAGATTTAACTCCAGGATTACCATTTCATGCTCCTGTAGTTGTAATGAATCCTTACAATTATAAAACTAGAGCTGAAGATACTCCTAGGATAAAACCTGAAATTGCAGAAGAAAAGCCTAAGGAAGACTCTAAAAAGTCTTCAGACGACATATTAGATGAATTAAGCCCATTTAGGGAACGTTCACTAGCTGGTAAACGTTATACACTAGCGGATACTAAAAAAGAGCTTAAATGGCTTAAAAAGCGGCTTTCTGACGATTCTGTACAATTAGTTGATGGTTTAATCAATATAAACGGTAAAGTAGGGTTTGGCGCATTGACTAAAGATGCTATATTATTATCTAATGTAGCAGAAGAGGGTACTTTATATCATGAAGCTTTTCACAGAGTATCATTAGGTTATTTAACTGAAGAACAAAGGCAATCATTATATAATCCTGCTAGAAAACGTTATAATTTAAAGAATGCTTCAGATAGACAAGTTGAAGAGAAATTAGCTGAAGAATTTAGAAATTATGTTTTAACTGAAAATAAAGCAAAAGCTGAACGTAGTTTACCCAAAAAAATAGCAGACTTCTTTAAGGATTTATGGAATAATTTGATTAAGTGGTTTAATAAATCTGAATTTGATATATTATCAGATACTGAAATAGAAAAAGTATTTGAAGCTATAAATAAAGGTGAATTTAAAAATGCTAAACCAAAGTATGATTCTGATTTATATAGAAAAGATGGTATAACATTTCTTAGAGACACTACTAATTTTACGGCAGAGCAAATAAGATCTATTACTAAAAATATTGTATATTTGTCATTTGCTTTAAATAATGTTCATACGTTAACCGATTTATCTAATATTAAATATAGCAATGTAAAATCTAAAATAGCTGAATTACGTGGAGCATTTGAAGCAGAGGGTAATACTAGTAAAGTAGAAGTATTTGATGCCATATTAGATAATTTTGATGAATTTGTTAGACTGTCTGAAAGTTATTTAACACAATTAAAAGTATATAAAAATTTAGATGAATTAGATGATTTAGACAAAGGTCTAGATTTAGTTAGATATGATGAAGCACCATATGAAACAGATATTAAAGATAATATTTTATCAGCTGTTAAATTAATGGTAATGACTTTACCAGAAGGTAGGGATGATTTTACAGGAATGTTTTCCTTTGTAGATTTTAATCCGATATTTAATAGACTTCTAAATGATCTTCATAATTTTGAAGATGCGTATGAAATGATGGATTTTTTAAATAAAATGGGTGAAAATTATGCGCCTTATAAAACATTATACAAAAGATTATCGGAAGAAGGTGAATTACTTAGAACTCAATTTGAAGTGAGTTTAAAGTCTGCTAAACACAAATTTATAGATATAACTTATGAATTAGTCGATAGCAAGCCGGTATTTAATTTTCAGAGTACTGATGTTCAAAAGGTATCTAAGAAGTTAGTAAGGGAATGGAATGAAATATTCTATGATAGTAATATGTTTGAAGGTAAGTACAGAAAACTATCTGAAGAAAAAATACAAAATTTATCTGATAGATTTAAAGACATCTTACCGGATGCCAGAGCTTATGGTAAAAGGGGTACTATTGAAAACTTTGATAAGCATTTTAATAACTTAATAGATATATTTAATGAATTAGCAATACCATTAGATAATACAGTACTTAATACAATATTAGCATCTAAAAAGGGTGTTCAGACTAGGGAAGAGGCTTTTTCAGAATTTGTATTAAAAGATGTAGCTAATTTATTTTCAGATAAAAGTTCTCTAGTTAAAATGTCTAAAGGCCAAGTAATTAAAGTTGGTAAAAAGACATTAACTGGTAAAGACGTATTTACTGATGAAAAGGTAATAGATGAGATAGCGCAAGCTTATATTCTTACTAAACCTGAAGAAATGTCTTCTACAGTATTAGGTCCGGGTGGTAATGCTTATTATTCTTATACACAAAATACTTATGTTACAGATATAATAAGGGAATTGAATAGTAATCCAGAGAAATTAGATGAAATGTTAAGTTCTGTATATTCATCTAAATCTTATATATTAAATAGTCTTAAAATATCACCGACTAAACGTAGAAATTTTGGTATTAATACGTTTTCAGGATTTATACAGCTAAATGCAGCTGATTCAGGTAGAGAATATACATCATTAAATGATATAGAAAACATACTACTTAAAATTACAGCTATACAAAATGGTATGTTGCCAATGCCTACTTTAGCCGATAGGCGTACTTATTATTTATATAAAGGCGTAGATCCTTTATCTTGTGATATAAATGTAGATGATTCTGGTAATATATCTATAGATCCCAATTCAGAAGTTGTAAATGTGTTAATGCAGTATGCTGAAGCTGAAAATGAAAGAATAGAATTAGCTAAAGAACAAATAGAAGCAGCTTTTAATAATAAAGGTGCTATAGATACTTCTAGATTAGTTGAAAATTTCCACTATAAGATAAGTAATAATAAAGGCGACGCTATTTATTATGAAAAAATGGATAGGGGGCTTTATAAAATATTTAAGTACAGAAATGGTAAATATGCTGGTAACGGTACTAAATTTCAACACTTCAAAGTATTTAATGGTAAAGAAGGTTTTACTAAAGTAAGGGAAAAAATAATAAATGCTTTAGAAGGAAATATTGATAATACCATAAGTATGGTTGGTAAATTAGGTATAATAAATACCGGTAATAATAATTCCATAGTTTCCAACGAACTACTTGATTCTGAAAAATTAAAAAAATTATCTAAAGAGAATTATAATGGCGTTACAATAGCCGCTATTTATAAAACTTTAGCGGATTATACTGCAAATACTATAGCAGCAGGTATAGAGACAGAGATGATATTTTCTGGCGATGTGGCTTTTTATAAAGGTGACACATCTAAAAAAATAAATGCTGATAAAGTGAAACGAATTTCTGTAGCCACATCTACTGGTACTAATACTAGAACTAATTTTTCAGAAGATCATGAATTGTATGGTAAATACACTTATAATGCAGCTACATTAAATACTGATAAAATAGATTCTGTGTACTATAATTCTTTATATGAAAGGCATTTAAAATATTATGTAGAAACAGAAGGACTTACTGAAGATGTTGCAGATAAATTAGTTAAGAAGAATTTAAAAAATTATAGAAAAACAGATCCTACAGACGCTCAAGTATACATTTCCCCAAGTATGGCTAAATCATTAATGATTAGATGGGGAGAATTTACTGATGAAATGTCAGAAGCTTTTGATATATTAGAATCTGAAGAAAAACCTAGTGTTGAGGACGAAAAGAAGGCATTAGATTTAGTTATGCCTGTACTTAAAACTGTATATTTTGAAATTCAATATAGAGATGGGTTAGGCGTACCTATTTTTGATAAAATGTCTATGGCTCCATTATTTAGACGTGTTGTAGAAGGTACTGATTTAGAACGTTTGGCTGATAGAATGGGGGCTCGTAAAAAAGTAGATAAAGACGGTAATACACTTTATGACTATACTGATAAAGAATCTATACAAGCTATAAAACATGATACGGCTGTTAAAGTGGGTAATATGGGTAGATTTAATTATTATAGAGATGAGTTTAAAACTGAAATTACCGATTTTAATGAACGTGATTTAGAATATCACCCTCAAAAATTTAAGTACTTAAGAAAACAGCTAGTTACCGACCCACATTTATCTGAAGATACATTATTTGGTACTCAGGTTAAGAAAATTATAATGTCTAATATAGATAAAAATGCTACCTATAAAGAGGGAGTGTCTGGACAAGATCTTATAAATACTGTAATGGAATCAGTATCAGCTTTATCAGAAAAAGGTAAAGAAAGATTATTGAAGAAATTAGGCGTTACTATAGAAGGTGGTAAATTAGATTCTTCTAAGTTACTAAAAATGCTTAGAGAAGATGCTAGAAAATCTGGAATGTCTGATAATATTGTAAGAGCTCTGATTATAGAAGATGGTAAAATAAAACTTCCATTTGACGCATTACCGGAAAGAAAATGGATTTATAGTAGGTTTATATCTATGATAAATAAGCATGCTGTAGATTTAATGCTTCCAGGCGGTTCATTTATTCAAATGTCTAATTTTGGATTAAAAACTGTTTCAGATAAAAATATAGATAATTTTGAGAATAAAGTTGATTGGTTTGAAAATGGTACTAACGAATTAAAATTCTATAGAACTAATGAAGAAACAGGCGATACTATGCCTATGGAATGTATAGTATCTATAAATATGTTTAAGCATATAATACCAAATTATTCAGAACTTTCTTTTGAAGAAAAGAAAAAATTTGTAGAAAATAATCCAGAAATAATAGGTTATCGTATTCCTACACAGGGTATGAATTCTGTTTCATATATGAAAGTTGTTGGACTATTACCAGAAAATGTTGGTGACGTTATTATACTTCCTGCAGAATTTACCACGCTTACAGGATCTGACTTTGATATTGATAAGTTATATGCTGTTAGATATAATTATGATAAGACTGGTAAAGAAATTACAGATGTTGTAAAAACACCTTATTTAGATGATAATAATAGTACTACAGAGGAACGTGCTAGAAAATATGCAGAAGAGATATTAAGCGATGAAATAGGCGAAATAAATAAGCGCATTTCATTAAGAATACGTGAAGAAGCTGCTCAAAATGAAATGACTAAATCTGAAATTGACGAATTGAAATTAAAAATAGGTGAATTAGAAGAATATATAGATTTAGATTATGAAAATGAAGAACTGTGGAGAGATGACTTATTAGACGCTAAAGAATTAAAAAGTGCTTTATATGATATGATGAACGATAGAAATAAAACTATTCGTCGAATTAGAGATATACGAGAAAAAGCAATTGATAGAATAATTACCAGATGGGTTAAACAGAATTTAAAAGACTTTAGTCAAAGATCATTAATAGAACAAAATACTTCTAAAGCTGTTGAAAATAAACTTTTAGATGCTTATATGATTATATTAAGAAGTAAGTATAGTTTTATTAATATGACTACTCCATTAGATGCATCTACTTCAATGGTTGAAGATATATCTAAATATATTAGGAAATTAGAAGGTTTAGAGAAAGAGCTTACTCCTAGTTTATATGAATTATCTCCAGAATATCAAGAAGAAGTTAAACGAAAATATTCCGGTGGGAAACTTGGAATTGGCCCATTTGCACTTAATAATGTACATCATATATTAGGTCAAATAGTAGGTTTAGGATTGAAAACTAATATACAAATAGGTAATGTAAATTCTAAGAGAAATACAGATTTATCTGGAATAAAAGATTCTGAAGGTAATTATATACTAGATTGGTTATCAGCTCTTATTAATGCACATGTGGATATTGCTAAAGATCCTTATATATTTGATCTAAATGTAAATAAACGAACATATTCAATAACCAATTTATTAATTAGATCAGGTGTTGGAGAAAAAACTTTTTACTTCTTAGCACAACCTATATTGAAGGAGTTAACTTATAAGGCTGCTTTAAAATCAGGTAGATTAGTAACTTCTAAAACTAACCCAGGTACTGCAGTTAGAAAAAAATATGAAGAGTTATTTAAAAACGCTCTGTATAAAGAAAATAAAAAAAGTAGGAATATAAAATTACCTGATAGTTTATGGGATATGGAAACCCTTATAAATGGTATTGATAATAATACTACAAAAGATGCCAAATATTATAAAACACAATTAAAAATATTAGAATTATTTCAAGAGTTAGATAAACAAGCTAATTACTTAAATGAATTAGTTATGGCATCTAGAACCGATACTAAAGGATACGGTAAGAATAATGCTGAAATGAAAGCATTTACTAATACTTACGATAAGGTATTTGATACAAATGCAATAGACGGCGCCTTTGAAATATTTAATGACACTTTTCTCGGTACTTACTATGAAAATAGTATAGGGTTATCTGAGCAATTATTTGGTGGTTTAACAGTGACTAATACTAGAGCGTTTAAAAGTGTTTTATCTAAAGTATTAGAGCTGACAGGTAATAAATATACTAATGACGCTACTTTAATTTCTTATTTAGAAGATGAAATGTTTTCTATGGTATCTTCCCAATTTTTTACTGGTGAAGATAATGGTCTTGGAATGGATTATAAAAAAGTAGAGAAATTATTTTTTAGTGAAAAAGGGTTAGTTAATAATATATACGAACTTAAAGTAGGAAAAAATGAATTATTAGATAAGTACCCAGAATTAAGAAGAAATAGATTAATACAAACAATTCAAGCAGAATTTTCTGAAGAAACAGATGTTCCAGACAAACTTAGAGTACAAAATAGTAGTATAAAAGAGAAATGGGATAAAGAAGATTTGAGCAGATCATGGTCTGATTTAATATATCACGAAGATGAAACTGTTAGAAAATTAGGCAGAGGATTAGTATTATATGCATTTTATTCTTCAGGGTTATCTAGAAATATGTATTCATTTTTTGAGTATATGCCTACTGATTATTTAGAAGATATAGGATTTGGCGAATTTTTTAGGCAGACTTTATATAATTTAAATAGCGAAGAAGGTTCTGTTGAGCTCTCTTTGATGTTAGATGATTTATTTAAAAATGCTTGGATTAGACATAAAGCTTCTAATGAATCAACTAAAAGATTAGTTCCTATAGTAGATTCATTTGAGGGTATTTCTATAGATGAGTCCTTTGGAGAAGGTAAGATTTTTATACTTAGTTTTATACATAATGAAAATTCAGATTTATTTAGAGGGTATGATGAGTATAATAATCCTATATATGCACCATATTTTGCTAGTACTCATACAGGTGAAACAATATTATATAGATATATAGGTAGAAATAAAAATGGTGATCCTATATATAGAATAACTAGTAAAAAAGGTTACTATAAAAAAGGATTTGCTATTAAGGAATATGGTTTATCAAAATCTATTATAAAATCTAATAATATATACACGCAATTAAAAGGTACTAACGAAAGAATACAAGAATTTTTAGATAATAAAGTAGATGAATTTACACCTGTAGATATATCAGAACTAAAAGTTGTTAAGAATACTTTAGACAATTTAGAAGCTAATAATACTCAATATAGATTTGTACTTAATGATAAAGTTAGTAAAGAGGCAATGAAAGAGGTTGATAATAATAGAAAA